GTGTTTTTAACAGTCCCTAATAACCAAGGACCTAGGTGTGTAGCGAAACCCATGAGGTTCTCCTTATATGCACATAATCCCATATCATCGGTGCATCGTCCCCTAGGCGGGCTGATATGGACAAATTTGTCCTAGACTTAAAAGCATCTTACTACATTTTTATATACTTGCAACTTTTTATTTTGCTGCCATCATGTATAAACCAACGTTTGCCCCTGCATAGCAGAAGTAACAAATTGCCATAGGGGTGTTGCCTTTGAAGGCTTGTTCTATACCAATATAGGTATAAATTAAGCCTGTCAAAATAATGAGATTAGCACTCATTTCTTTTTGGGTATTGTCTTACCCTTCTTGGGTACTTTTTTAGCCTTTTCTAGCATCTCTGGACTGACATAAGTTTTGCTCATTTTGATGGCTTCTTTCATAATTACTGTAAAGCCTTCTCCAATCAACCAGTCTTTAGCTTCTTGGTCTAATTCAATAGACACAATAGCACTACCATCGTCTAATTCTTTAATCAATTTGCATGAAATTTTCATAATTTTCCTTCAAAGTCTTTGTGTCGTAATACAGGTTTGGTGGTCGCTTCTAATGCCCAATCTAAATACTGGGTAATTTCTTCCATATTGTCCCCGCCTACGGTCGCACGGGCGTGACCAATTGGCTTACCCATTTCATCGTAAAAGACTTCTCGTAGCTCCATATAAGGCTCTAAAGTCAATTCATCTTCTAAGATAACAAATCTAAGGTTCCAAGTCATAATGTTTCATATTGTTTACATTAAATGCCTTTTGGTAACATTTATGTTACAACTCAAGGGGGTCAAATCCAAGTTCAGTTGCTACCATTTTTGCTCTGTTTTTAAAAGTTTTGTCGTGTTTTGTCCAAGCCTGTGTAATGGTGTCCCAGCGACTGGCATGGATCATCTCGTGAGCCATAGTCCTAATTACTGTGTCTAAATGCCCACACCTGGCGTCAGAGATGGTAATGGTATGGGCGTGTTTTTCGCCATCATCATAGAGATAAGTACCCATTGTTTCAGGGTCACTATCTACAATAAACTTAATTTCTTCAGGTAAGGGTAAACCCCAATCAGAAAATGGCTCTGTGCAATACAGCATTGCATAGATGTTTTCAATAATTTTGGGTGTTAACTTCATACTTTTATTAACTTACCACGGAAATAAATTAAACCCTCATCTTCGTTGACAACCTCTGCCAGCTCTGGGGGCATGAGTTTGCCGTTGATAAATGTTAATACTGCAAAACCAGCTCTCCAGTTGACTGGATTATTTTCTGTATAACTAAACTGATTATCCTTAATACAAGCCATTGTGCCAGTATCTACGCCATATCTTGTGCCTGTATAGTCAGTCCAAGGGGTAATTTTAAGAGAATGTAAGTGACCACTGACAAAACTCGTACCCGATTTAATGGCATTGTTGTAGACCGCATGAACCCCGCTATGCCACCGATGTTTTATCATGCAAGTCTGATTGACCATGATTGACCAGTACCACTTCCAATGCGGGGTGTGGTCTGCAATATCAAAACCCTTGATGCCTTCGTAGGCTGGCAAGACATTACTAAGTTTGCCTGAGAATCTTAAATCGTGATTACCAATCGTAATCATCAATTTGCAACCAGCTGGTCTTACCTTTTCAATGTCTCCTAATCTATCTTGGATCTCATCTAGCTCTTCTTTGACTGTGGGACTTTTCTGCCAGCCAATTCGATGATGTTGTGAAATACTAGCAAAATCAGCTATATCACCATTGAGAACAACAATTTTAGGTTTTAAATACTTTACAAACTCAACAAATGCTCTGTGGGCTGTCGTAACGTATTCTGGGTTGTAGTGGCAATCAGAGCCAACTAAGATGACACCATTATCAAGCGTGACATTGGCTTGCATCTGCTCATCGGGAATGTAAATCTTAGGCTGACCAGAGGGTGACAAAGCATCTAGAACAATGTCATATTGTTGCTCTACTCTTCTGCGCCTTTTTAAAACATTGCGAGTGCTAACACCGATAACCTGACTAACCTTTTCAGGTGATTGGTGTTGCCTCCAAAGGGCAATAAATTCTTCATCGGTACAAGCTTTCGTAGCCATAATATACCTTTTTTCAATCAAATCATGTTATTAGAGAATTGTGAAAGAATTATGAAATAAAAAAACCCCTCCGAAGAGGGGTCCAAACACTATAGTGTGTTTATTAAGCACCTTGTGAACCCCACATACCGAGGGGATCAGACCAGCCGAAGCTATAACGCTCACGAGACTTGTAACGAACGTTACCAGTATCGAAATCTCCGTCCATTGAGTTAGCCAAAGGAGTACGAACGAAATGCTTCATACCGTTTGGAACATCAGTACAGAGGAAGTAAGCATTTGGATCGGTCAGGTAGTTATTAACTGTATAACCTTCTGGGATCGAACCATTGTTTACTAAAGCGTTGATGTCGTTGTCAGTTGTACCAACACGCAATTGGGTTTCGAGCAAACGAGTTGCCACGAACTGTAATGCGGGTGGAACAATTAACTTACGTGGTTTAGCAGCGATCAGCAAGCTACGCTCGTCTGTCCAAGCAGCGATTTGAATAACGGCAGCTTCCAAGGAAGTTTCGTTCAAATCAGCAGCGGTAGACTGAGTGTTGCTGTTAGTGCCACCAGAAACCAGTGGGTGAGCTGTCGAGAACAGAGGTACACCGTCACCACCGTAATACTGGGCAGAGTTAGTGAAACCGTTGTTTAACACAGCAGCAGCTTTAACCTGCTTTGTGTACGCCATAGCACGAGCCAAAGCTTTGGTATAACGAGCGGATAAGCTGTCATACAAGTTGTCCTCGATTGCCTCTTCCGTTAGGGAGAAGCCGAGAGCAATGGTTTCGTGGTTGTAACGTGCTGTGAATGCCTCTTGTGCATTGTCATAAGCGATGGCAGAGCCTTCGTTTTTGACTGGTGCAGCGGAGAAGCCTGACAGTTTTGTTTCTTCTTCGAACGAACGCTCAGAGGTCTCAGTATCGTAGATCTCTTTGTGTTGTTCACCATAAGTTGCATACTCAAGACCGAACAATGCGTTCAAGCCAGGGAGCAGCTCTTTCAGTAGTTGCGCACGGGAAATAGCCATTTATATGCTCCTTAAGCTGCTGTTGCGACAGGGGTTGCACTGTAATAGGTATGTACGCCAAAGTTGAACTTGACGATTACCTCAGTGAAAGATCCAGACGCATTAACAGTCTCTGGTACACCCGCAATAATACGGAATGGAAGAGTGGTTGTTGACGAGCTGGTGCTGTTTAAAACGCCCATATTTGAATCACCAGTGGTTGTAGAACCAGCAGTAGTCAGAATTGATACGTTGTTGCCAACGTCAGTCTGAGTTAAACCACCAATGGTGGTGCTGTTCGACAATACTGCTACTTTAAAAAGTCCATCTGGGTCGTCAGCTACATAGGCAGTAATATCCGAAGCCGTAATAGCGCCTGGATAAAATTGCTGTTGAAGGAATTGCTTGGTAGTTGGGTTTGTGAAAGCACAACCCATGAAAATACCAACAGCATCGGTTGCAGTAGTTGTGGTAGAAACACGGCTCAAAGCACCATCGGTGTTCAGACGTACAACATCACCAAAGAAAATGGCGGTTGTAGAACCTGAAAGGATGGGAATTTGACGAGTTGCACCAGCAAATACCTGACCACCGATCAAATTGATCGGTCTGAACCCATAGGGTCCGTCTACGGTAGGATAAGCCATTTAAAACTCCTAAATTAAAAAATTAACCTTTTCCAAAAGTCACCGTGGATTTTTTCTCATTAAAGAGAGGCATCCTTGGATCATTCTGGCGCATTAAGCTATTGTCTACAGCGTCCATTTGACTTTCTGCTTGAATTCGGTAATGTTTATTACGTTGTTCAACAAAATCTTCTGGAGTTTTGCAAAGCAATAACCCGCCAATCTCAATGTTGTCCTTAAAACGACTATTGGGATCAACTAGCAGTTGAAATTTCGGCTGTTCCTCAAGTGCTACTGGTTCCCATCCCTCCCTTAGTTTTCCAGAGAGATTGCGTGGATCCAATTGATTCAAAGTCGAAACCCTAATCCATCGATACGAATACCCAGCCTGTTTATCAGGCTCAGGAAGCAATTCTGCTGGCGCCCACTGCTTAGGACGTTCGCTTGTTGCTCGTGTATCTACTTCACGTTGTAATCTAGTGTTTGCCATTTTAAGACTCCATTTTTAAAAGTTCACGGGCGTATTGCTCAGGCGTTAGTCCTAACTTCTTCGCTATAGATAATTGGGATGTATTCAATCTTATCTTCTTTGAAGAGGTACTTCTACTCGCAGGAGCAACAACTGTACTCGGTTTTACCCGATCAGTCGGTTTAGTGTCATCTACCACGTCCTGAAAATTCTCAGGGAACCTTTTACGCATTGTGTCATCTATGCGTCTGTAATACTCATCAGTCGTAGCGTAAGCCATACCGTTTTCTTTTACTAGCTTTTCATGTAAGCCTAAAGCTAGACTGGTCATTTCGTCATCCTGACCAAACCAAGAATTACGTTCTTGCCAAGCAGTTGCTTTTGCATCACGAGTCGGCTCTTGATACGTCTGTTGTGGTATTTTTACTTCATTTTCTCTTTCTTGTAAAGAGGTACGTTGATTTATATTTTCAGCGTAGTTTGAAGCTTTCTCTACTTTCATCTTAGCGGACGTCATTTTTTCCTGAGCGTCTACTAGTTTTTCAGAGTCTCCAGCCTCATACGCCTCCCTATATTCCCGCTTTGCCATTTCTAATTCACGCTGGGCGGAATCCTTAAAGGAGTCAACGGCTACCTTTTCACTGGTATTGACCTTGCCTTTTAGGGCTTTATTTTCTTCGTAAAGCTTTTGGGCTAAAGCAACGGCTTCTTGCTGTTCTCGCAAGGCTTTTTCTTTTTCCCGCCTTTCATCGTGATAAACACGTCTAAATTGAGCTAGTTTTTCCTTAGCCTCGCTGGAATACTCGTCCAGTTCGTCTCGATCAAGCTGCTCTACGGTTTCTTTTGGGAGGGGTTCTTTATCTTTATCGACTTCTGGGATGTCATCTTCGATTTCAATTTGAACCTGCTCTGCGTCTACTTCGTGTGGGAACTTATACTCGGTGTTTTCCATATTTGCTCCTATTTACGTTTAATACCACGGGGGTCATCTACTACCGCTTCCACTGAATCATCATTAATAATGCGGAATTCCCGCCCATGAATGACTAATCTAGTACCAGCATTTGGTCTTACAAGGATAAAATCACCCTTTTTACACCAAGCACCATTTGGAAAGCGGGCTGGATCTTTGTAGCAATCTGGTCCTAAATCCACAACGAACAATACGGTTGTCAACAATTCGTCATATCTTAGGGTTTCGTCTGCTTTAAGAATCCCGCCATCATGCTCCTTTTCCACCTCTGGAATGGCACATAGTATTCTGTACCCCGAAGGTTTAGGGAGTTGTGTAGCTTTTTCTTCGTTTGACTTATTTAGCAGTTGTGTCAAATCCACTGCCCTGTCTAAGTCTAGAGTTTCACTCATTCATTCTCTCCATTTTGTCTTTGAGGTCTAATATGTAACCTTTTGCGACTAGCAGACCTCGAATCTCCCCGCAAACTCGTTGATACTGTATGTGATCCATGTTTCCGACCACTACAGCATTCTTTAATTGGTCAGCTTTGTCATCTATCTGACCCATTAAAACGTCTAATTCCGTCATTTACTGCCTCCTAAGTCTCTGGATTTGGCAATATCAATGCCCATTCTGGTAGCTTCCATTTCATTTTGACGGTCTAGCTTGTCTTTATCGGCAGCCATCTTGATTCCTGCCTTCTGACCCTCGATTTCTACCTGAGCAGCAATCCGCTCCCGCTCAACACTGATCTGCTCTTGCTTGAGTTGGACGTCCGCCTGATCTTTCTGAGCTTTTCTCTGTACGTCTTGCGCTCTGATCTGGAGTTCTTGCTGTTGCATTTGGATAATTGGATCCTGAGCCTGTTGCTGGGCTTGTTGTTGAGCCGCCTGAGCTTGATTTTGCTGGAGAAGTTGGGCAGAAGCCTGAGCCACCAGTCTAGAAAGCTGAACTTCGTACTCCTCTGGGATGGTTTCGTCATCATCTTTAAGGTATGGAAGGGGAGCGCCAAGCTGTTGTTCAATCATCTGGCGGTATTTAAAGCCAAAATGCTCGGCTATATGGGCGTTTAAAGCAGCAGCCATCAATTGAGCCTGTGGATTCTGTCCAATGACCTGAGCCGTTAGAGGATCTTTCATAAAATTGGTGTGAGCAATGATATGAGACTCGTGATCTTGGTAAATAAAGGCTTTTAAAGGCTTGTTGGTTAAGACATCCATGTTCTCCGTGATGGGATCCTTGGGTTTTTGATCGTCCTGTAAAGGAATTAGCTTCTGTGCGTTGCGAATTCCCAACACATCTAGCATTTGACGGTGTAGTTGCGGTAGGTTGTAGATCTGAGGCGCATTTTGAGCCAGTTGGAGTACTGCTTGGTACTGTACGATCTTCTGCGCCATCGTTGCCGCATTAGGATCAGAGACTGGAATGACCGAAACCATATCGTAGTCACTCTTCTTCGCCTTGCGGCTGCCCTCTTCAGGCTCATAGTTGTACTCTTCAGGCGTGTAGTCACGAATAATATCCTTTAAAAGACCTAATTCCTGTTTCATGGAGTAGTGAATACGGGCTTGTACCGCACTCATTACTTTGAGAGTCCGCTCCAGAATCGCCAAAGTTGTGCCGACTGGTGCGTTGGCAGACATATCAGCCACTTTCATATCGCCAGCAGAAGCGAATCTGCGACCTTCTTCTACGATTGTCCCTAGAAGGGAATACAAGACTTGGCTGGGTTCCTTATAAGGAAGAGTCATTAAGTTGTCCTTAATGGCTCCCGAAGGCACGTCTACGTCTCTAAACTCACCTGGCGAGATGGGGGTGTCGTCTCCCTTAACTCGCAGACCTCTGGTTTTGAAACCGCCTGGCAGATTCGATAATGTACCAGCATCGACAAGTTGTCGGATAAGAGAAGTACCAGACTTAGCAAAAGCACCGACAAGGTGGATAAGCCCAAAACAATAAAAGCCAAAGCCTGGCACGTATCCATAATGGACGAAATGATTCCGCTTTTGTTTGGTTTCATCTTCTGGTCTCCAGTTTCTGCGGATTGAGAGGACTTTCTGAGTCCCTTTTTCAATCGTTATAACATACGGTAGGGCGATGCCAGTCTCTTTTCCGTCTTCCTTGTCCTCATAACCAGGCAGGTCTAGGTCTACGTGCATCTCTAAAAGTTTGTAGCGGTCGTCTGAAGTCGCACGAAAACCCATCTTCTCGGCAATTTTCTTCTCGACCTCATCTAAGGCTCCACTAGGCTCTTGAAGTTCTACGTCTCGGTAAAAGCCAGCAAACTGAAGTCTCTTGACTTCGTTCTCGGTCTTTCTCATAACATGGGTGACACGAGGGGACGACTGAAGACTAGAGGCTCCATACGGCACTACGATGTCTTCAGCGGGGATAAACATCGAGACTTGACGATCTAGTGCTGGATCAAAATAAACCTTCTTAAAGGCGTTTCCTGCCAGTCCTAGACCCCAGATCATTCTTTCATGTTCTGGTCTGTATTCGACCATAACGTCCGTTAATTGGTAGTTCATATCGTCCTGAACCCGCTGGGCAGCGTCTTTCTTCTCAGGAGTCTCTTTCCCTACCATTACGGTCTTGACAGGACCTGCCGCAGGGAAGGTCTCCATAATGGTTTCGGATTGAAACTTGACAAGGGCTTCAGAAAGAAGGGGATGATAGACGCCACAGGCTCCTTCCCACGGCTCTGTCCGCTCTTCAATCTTCATTCCTAAAAGCTCTAGTCCATCTACATAGGTCTGGATCCAGTCTTTTCTAGCACTAATGTCGTCTTCAAAGTCGCCTATTAGGTCGCCAGCTATTTCTGTTAGTTCGCCCTCGCTCATGTATTCGGCAAGGTTGGCATCGAAGTCTTCGGCTGTTTCTGCCGCTGGTTCGATTTCAA